CGCATCCTCACTATGGGAGAGGTTGACGCTATCCTTGCTCAAGACCTTGGCCGGTTTGAGCGCGGCGTGGCCCGACTTTGCCCTGCTGTTGTTGGTCATCAAGGCCGGTTTGACGCATTGGTAAGTTTTGCCTTCAACGTCGGCCTTGGGAACCTGCAACGCTCCAGCCTACGCATGAAAACCAACCGTGGCGAGTTTGACGCTGCCGCCGACGAGTTTATGAAATGGACAAAAGCCGGTGGCCGAGTGTTACCCGGCCTTGTGAAACGGCGTCAGGACGAGCGGGCGCTATACCTTAACGGTTAAGCAGATACTCTATTTCGTTGCGTAGCGTCTTAATCTCCAACTCCAGCAGCGTGGCTTCATCGTGTAGCCCCATGCGCCGCATCGCTACAAACGCATTAGCAAGCCTGTCGCCCTGTTTCTGACCGTACCCCCAAGGGATACGCTCTAGCTCCTCTTTCCACGCTCCCGGTGGGGATAAGTCATCTATCAGCGAGCCTGTCAGTTCGCACCGTTTCACCATATATCCCGCCCTCCTCGGGAGCAGCGCCAGTTAGGGGCTGGCACATAGCGCCATTCACGGTCACGGTTAGCCTTGAGTTTGCGGAACAGGTCTATGATCCATCTCACGGGAGTGCCTCCACGCTGTAGTTGGTACTAGGTGACTTCCAGCCTCGCGGTATTTCGCCATGTAAGTGCGAAGGGTCTATCCAACGTAGTTTATTGTTAGGCATGGCGACCCATTGGCCGCTATCTAACGCGATGATGTGGTGATCTTTGGATTGGTCAGGTATTTCCGACCAGCCGCCATTGGCCCAGAACACGCTAAACAGGTACACGCCTGACCGTAGTACCTTGTCGCGGCAATATGCCTCTACTCTGTGATTACGCAGGAACTGCATCTCACGCACCTCGCAAAACCGACTAAACGAGTCCCACCACACGCAGACGTTGAGCGGTAGCGGGTCGCAGGGTTTAGAGCAAATGGCGTGTATAGGCATTCTTGCCCACATTGCACCACATTCCAGCATGACGCTAAACATAGGAGCGCGCATCGGCTCGGCTCTAAAGCCTAGGACGGTACAAAGCGTAAAACCTCCTTGTCCTTCCTGATGGTCATACAAAAACTCGTTACGGACGTAAGCCGTGGTGTACGGCGTGTCCACCATGAAACTCATATTAGCCCCTCTTTCTCTAGTTGTACGATGGTTCGCGCCATACCGTCGTAATGGGCTAGGCGTAACTCATCGCGTGTCATGCCGCTCTTGCGTGTTCTGCCGTCTATTTCGTCGTGACAGGCGCTACACGCCCACGCACCGAGTAGATCGGGTGATTTCATGCCCATGCCGCTGACGCCCGTTAAACGGATATGAGCAAGCACGGTGGTGGCGCTGTTGAAATTGCATACGCCCGGTATGCGTACCGTACAACCTCGGTCTTTGGCAGCCTTACGCAGGATCATGCAAAGGCTCGGGTAATGGGCCAATGCCCAACTCTATACATTTGTTTTCTATGCCGTATAGGTATTCTGTAAATTCTTCTTTGGTCATGCGAGATGTGCGTTTAAGTGGCCGCAAACGCTTTCTGCCAAACCCTTCTATCGTTTCCCATCCCCAAATTTCGCCTAACAGCCATTCGTGAATATCGTCTCGCGTAAAGCCTCGCAGGCTCTCACCAGCGGCTTCCATGATCATGGGATAAACCACACCAAACAAATATCGCGACTGCTGATTGGTTTTAGGTTTTTTCCACTCGGTTACCTCCACCGACCACACGCAGCGCGGGTCTAACCCTTGCGTCATGCGCGTCACAGCAACCGCCATTTGCTCTGGCGTTGTGCCTTTAGGAAATATGCGCTTCACAGCCGTTCCTCAAAGTCTATGTACCGCCAGCCAAGATATTCGGGCGTGACGGCATAAACGTCGTAGTCGTAACCACGCTCACGATCCACAATCCTTTGCACACGCCAATCAGGAAACGTCGTCTTAACGTCCACCAGAGCTGCTACGGTCATGCTGGCGTTGACGATGTAGTAGTAATCGGGGCGAGGATCGGCGGCATCAAACGACTTTTTGGCGCAGATAGCAGCCGTTTCAAACGGCCACGCCTGATACCCAAAATCGTGCTTAATGTGCTTTACCTCTATGCGCTTGCCCGAGGCATAGATGTCGCCCCTATCGGCAAACTCTGCCCGGTCGGCAAAGTCTTTTGCCATGCGCCGTTTTGGCAGCGTCACCGTATGGCCGATGTTGAGGAGATAAGTCGCCACGACAATCTCTGCCGGGCGACTTGCCCTAAACCTCGCCTCAAAGTCAGAAGGGTGTATCAAGGTCGTCCCAATTAGTTTCGGTGACTTCTGGCTTCTTGGTCGGCTGGCGCTGCGGCTCGCCTTGCCGCGACAACTTGCCTTCGCCCTTCGCCTCAATCTTAATGCTCATGTACTTGTCACCCGTCTTTTGCGAGGACTTAATCCACGCAGACAGGTTGTAATCCACGTTGTTAATCACGGCCGAGCCACGGTAGTCAGGGCGCTTCTCGTTGCCGTCCTTGTTGTTCTTAAACAAGACGCCTTTCATGTTCGGATCGTAATCAGGCACGGTGTTTCTCCTTGGTCATTTGGATGTATTTCTTAATGGCAGACCGTTCCTTTGCCGTCATGGCGTTGGCTACGGCGATGTAAAGATCGTGGTCGGGGTTGACGAGTTCGTGGACAGCCAACACCGCTAATGCGATGTCATACTCGTCAGCGTCCATGTCAAACGCAGCGCGGAACTGGTTGACGAAAATATCCCGTTTGGCGGGGTCTACGTCCTTACCCATGTCACCCCTAGGGTCATTGGTAAAGCCCGCCTTGGGAGCCACCTCATGCGTCTGGGCGTCAGCGTCGTTGTCACCCTCGGTCGGGATGCAAAACGTCTGAAACGCAGCGTACTTGTAAGCGGCTGACATGGCCTTGTTGCTGGCCTTATCGCCCGAGTCCATCGCCTCACCCACCGTCACAACCGTGTGCTTGCTCGCATCCTCGGCGGCTACAAAATCAAACTCTACGGTCAGCGTGACGTAGAACAGCGCCGTGCCTTGGCGGTTCTGCCGTTCAATAACTTGACGATCTGTCACGCGAGGCAGGATGCACAGACCGTGCTTAGACAGCAGCGGCGACAACGCACCGTAAACCTGATCAATGCCACGGAAAGCGTAACCCTGTGATTGGTTTTTGCTCTCCTTGCTAATGCCAATCTTGGATAACTCGGCGGTGACCGCCGCAATCTTTTCATACACCTTCATCTTCTTGCTCCTTCATTTCGTCTATTGCCTTGTTACAGGCTTCTATACGTTCTTGTTCTTCCAGTTCTTGCATCAGTTGGTCTTGGTGATGCCACCAAGTCATATCGTCATCGTGCATGGGCTGCTCGCTCCTCTGCCGAGGTGCAGCCACCGTCGCCGCACGGGTCAAGGATGGCTGCTGTGGCGTATAGCACTACAAGCAGGATGGCTTGGGGTAACCAACGGCTCATTAGTAATCCTCCCCATAAGGGCCATTCATCAGCGCGTCGTTGGTGGCAATTTCCTCAAGCTCAAAGATGGCATCTGCACCGAGGTCGCAAATGTCTAGCTTGATGTCGTGGTTGAGCGATGCGGCAACCTTGTCGTTATCAAGGAAGATGCCGATCAGGTCGGCAGCCTCCAAGATGATGCCGCCATCTGAATCCTGCGTGTACTCCACGCGCACCTCAAACTTGTTGCCGAGGGCGTAGAACGTACCGAAACCGTGGAATGTGTCTTTGCGTGGCATATCTATTGCTCCTGTGTTGTGTCTGTCAACAATTGCATTTTACCAGAGTTAACAAACAAATCAATAGTACGAACTCCAATAACGCTCTTTGTAAACCGGCTTGCCGCTAGACATCACAATTGGCTGCTCGTAGTACGCTGTCGCACTCTGGTGAATCTTCACGCTCGGTGAGCCACCCACCATGCTGACTCGTCTTGAAAACGCTTCGCCAATAAACATACCGGGCATTGGCTTGGTTTTGCCGCACAAATACCCTTCTTCTTCACGACTCTGGGCAATTTCACGCAGCTCAATTGTTTGGCCGCGAACACCCACAACCTCGTAGTACTCAACATTGGTTTGCTCGTAACCCCAACTGGTTCGGAACACTTCACCGCCAACCAACTTGTGAGGCGCAGATCGGGCCTTGCGTCGTTCGGCCACCATCGCTTTATGAGCCTCTAGGCTTTCTACTTGCGATTTGATTTTCTCGGCTAACCGTTCAGCAGAACCAAATATGTAATGCCATAACGGTTTGGTCGCTTTACCAGCAAACGCCATCGCAACGATCTTGCCGCGCACTTCGTGGGTATAAACCACAAACTCCGTGGCTTCGTGAATGTAATGCAGCGAGTAGCTGGCGGGGATATGTCGTTCTTTCTTCATCTCAAGTACCTCTCTGTGGTATCAAAATCAACAACGCTAGTTTACCAAGGTTAATACACTTGTCAAGCCGTTTTGGCAGGAAAATTCAAATATTTAAACATTTTTATTTCCCGCTCCAACGCCTCACGCGAACAACTAAAGTGCTGGTGGACTTCGCTATAAAACACCAGCAACGGGATTGCCATTTCGCAATCCTCCTCCCACCATTGCGGCTTGGGAGCATACAAACCGGGGATCGGCTTAGCCCATTCGGGCAACTGCGCTTGGCGTTCGGGTGACAACCAGATGCCGCCGTGACCAGCCGTAAATACTTGAACAATGCCGGGGGCTAAAACTTTTTGCTTTTGGACAGCGCCCCAAGGCGAATACTTAATGACTGACTCTTTCATATCAACCTCTCTATGGTTAATCACTATCTACGGTGCTATGTTAACACAAGTTAAGTATCCGTCAATGGCAGATAGGTACATATTTCGCTATGTAATTTCTGATTGCGGCAAGACGTAACCAAAGTTAACATACGAAAATGGACATACAAACAGCATTAAAAGTTTTCGGTTCACCCGCAGGAATTGCCCGAGCGTTTAAGGTCACAGCGCCTGCCGTATCGCGTTGGATACGCAACGGCAAGGTGCCGCAACAGAGGGTGTGGCAGTACAAGGCTGGGCTGGTTAAAACGCCGAAAGGACGTTAGTGGACGCCAAAACGAAAAGCCCCCGAGAAGGGGGCTTGACGCTGCCGGGGGACTGGCATTACGCTTGTTTTGCGAACTGGCGTACGAGTAGTTTAGCCCCGTTAATGGGCTTGTCAACCTACCTATACGCCTCGGCTCATCTGGTCGGGGAAACCACGCGCAGACAGGGCTTAAATCTAGACCGGGGCAGCCAGCCTCTAGACACGCAGCGTATAGCGGGGAAGCGTGAATGGCACCGGGAAACCGGCAAATGTAGCCCGCAGCAGGGTGGCTCCGTCAGTCATCTAATCTCTGCACGATCCACGTTAGGCGTACTCCGTCTCAACCGTGCAGAGTTCACCATCAGTCATCAGTTCTAAACCATAGAGAGGTATAGATATGGGAGATTTACACCAGTATTTCCCGACTAAAACTGAAGAAGTCAAACCAAGTCATAACCTAGAACATCACATCCACTCAAACCAGAGAACGTGGGATGAACTGGTACGACAATCCCCGCTAAACCGTTTACGCTTCTACGACGCACAGTTAGCCCGTGGCATTGACGTTGATCGTGACCGAGTGGCCGAGTTAGTGCGTGAGGTTGGCCCGACTGCGGTGCTATCGGATAGGGATGTGATCGGCCTGATTCGCCAGTTATGGGGTGAAAAGGCGGTGGAGAAGTTGCGTGCGCGTGCCAAAACTGAACAAGTACAGAGGTAATCAAATATGGTGGCAAATATGGTTAACCCGTTGCATCAACGAGGCCCGGAACGAGGAGGGATACGACGATACCTTGATACCGTCACCCCGCAAGAATACTTCCCGCAGACGGGTGAGGTTGACCTTACGCAAGTCACGCTTACTGGCCTTGCCGACCTGTTCGGGTCGGACAAGGGGAGCATCAAACACGGTTACACCAAGCACTACGAGAAGATCATTGACGATTTGGGCGGGAAGAACGCGCCGCTAACGATTGCCGAGATCGGCATAGCGTGTGGGGCATCGCTGCGTATGTGGGCTAATTACCTGCCGAACTCCAAGATTGACGGTTACGACATCCAGAGTGAGTGCGCCAAGCTCTGCCGTGACCTGCCGAGTGTGAGCATCACGATCAGCGACCCGCGCAAGGTGGATAAAGACGCTGCCTACGACCTAGTGATTGACGACGGGAGCCACATTGCCGAGGACGTTTTAGGTGTGTTGGCGCATTGCTGGAAGTGGGTTAAGCCGGGTGGGTATTACGTCATTGAGGACATGGGCTGTACCTACAACGACGGCTACCGTGACAAGTTCAACAAGCATTTTGGCAAGGACTTAAAGAACGACCGGAGCCTGATGCTCCAGATGTTTGACGCACTCTCTCGGGAGATAGATCACGGGGTCGGTGCGTTTACCGAAATGCGTTACTACCGCCAGATGTGGGTATTTAAGCGATGAGACACGCTGCCCGCCGTGATGCCAACGACGCCATCATCACCGAGGCGTTACGCAAGGCGGGATTCACCGTTATAGACTACGGCAAGGCAGGCCAAGGCATCCCCGACAAACTCGTTACCCGCCCACTCCCTGACGGCTTGCCGTGGGTGTGCTGGGTAGAGGTGAAGATGCCAAAGGGGCGGCTACGAGAGGCGCAGGAAGCGTTTAAGGCGGTCTTTGGGGCTAGGGGCGAGCATTACGTCGCCCGTGACCCCGAGACGGCTGTACGCGACCTGTGGATGCTATACGACGAACAGATCAAGCCCGAGCAGCGTCGGTGAACATCTGTGCCTTACGGTTGCCTTTGTAATGCGCGATGACGGGGTTCGGATGTTCGCCAAAATGTTCGGGAAGGCAGGCGTATTGATGCTCTGGCAGGTGTGCGACGACAAACGGCGGCAGGCGGTTGACATACTCCCGCAGCACCTCTTGGTCGCCGTACCAAGTTTTGTATTTGGGTTCCAGCCGATCGTACATCTCGGCCAACTGTTCCCACGCAAACCCGTCAGGGGTGATGGTGCAACAGCCGATGTATGGGTACACGGCATCCAGCGTTTTATTGGCGTGTTCCGAGTAATCCTGACCACGTTGCTTGGCGTTAAAGATCGCTTCACGCTGAAAGGATCGGCGCGTCACGGCAATGACCGCATCGCCCAACAACAACTCGGGATGCAGGGGACGGCGCACCAGCATATCGGTGTCCATGTACAGGGCTGGCTGCGCGAGTTGCAGCGCGGCAAACGCTCGGGTGCGCCACAGCATCAGGTACTCGGGGTTGCCCTCGGTGGGGTGCGCCCAAGTCACACCCGGTATGGTCGGGGTGTCCTTGTCCGTAACTTGGATGATTTCAGCGCCCGGGTTGTGCTTACGAAGGGACGCCACCATTGCAGTCGGCTGGGAGATGTCTGCGCCGACATGGAAAAACACAAAGGTTGACATAGGAGAAATCTAACATGGTTAATTTGAACAGAAAACGCACTAGCCGAATTATTTGGGAAACGCTGTTAGAAAACGTGGTGAGCCACCCGAAAGCACCGTGGGTGGAACAACTCAATATGCTGGATGCGCTGCGTGCCACCGCTAAACCTACGGGTAGCGTGAGTTTTGCGACGTTCTGGTGTCTTTATGCTGTGGTGCAGGCGTATAAACCAAAGCGTGTTGCTGAGGTCGGCACCTACATTGGCAAATCCACACTCGCTTTGGTGTCGGGCGGTGCGGAAGTACACACCTGCGACTACAGCAACGATGTGAAACTGCCGTTCAAGGTAAACCAATACCCGATGACGAGCAGCACCGATATGTTCGCCAAGCTCCAACCTGCCATTGACCTGCTGTTCCTTGACGGTCGGTTGGAACCCGATGACCTTGGGCATATTGGCCGCCTATTGCACTCGCAAAGCATCGTGGCGCTAGATGACTTTGAGGGTATTGAGAAAGGGGTCGCCAATGCGATGCGGTTTACCTATCAGGGTGCCATGCTCGTCTACCCGCCAGAGCGTGAAGTATTGGAGCGTCACGGTATTCCCGACGACAGCACGTTGGCGCTGATCCTGCCGCACGGATTAGTGCAGTTGACGAACCAATAGCGTTAAAATACCCTCACCACGGGAGGCTCTATGTCCCACAAAGACGCGGCAGAATTTGTTGGCGTGTTGTTGCACTCGGCAACAGCAACGCATTTTCTGCATTTGCAGACGGCAAGTTACGCCGCCCACAAGGCACTCGGTCACTATTACGAGAACATCGTGGAGTTGGCCGATAAGTACGCCGAGGCGTATCAAGGCCACTACGGCATCATCCCGCTGATTGACTACCCTGATGGGTTCAAGGTACAGAAGGACGCAGCCGAGTACGCCAATAGCCTGCTGACGTTTGTGAAGGGCATCCGAGGCGACCTGCCGAAAGACACGGACTTGCAGAACATCATTGACGAGATCGTGGGCGAGATCAGCGCATTGGTTTACAAGCTGGAGCGTTTCAAATGAACCGTAAGCCGGGACTCTACGCCAACATTTTGGCAAAGCAGGAGCGCATCAAAGCCGGTTCTGGCGAAAAGATGCGTAAACCGGGCAGCCCCGGCGCACCAACCGCCGCTGCATTCCGCGAAAGCGCCAAGACGGCCAAGAAAGAGAACAAATGAGCGCGGCTTGGACACGAAAAGAGGGGCAAAATGCCAAAGGCGGGCTGAACGCCAAGGGTCGTGCCTCGTATAAGGCCGAGACAGGCGGGACGCTCAAGCCCCCGGTCAAGGCAGGCGACAATCCACGCCGAGCCTCTTTCCTCGCTCGGATGGGCAATATGCCGGGGCCGATGGCAAAGAACGGCGAACCGACACGCCTCGCCCTCGCACTTAAGGCATGGGGAGCCTCTAGCAAGGAGGACGCCCGAGCCAAAGCCAAAGCCATTAGCAGCAGGAACAAGGCATGAATCGCAAACGCCTTGCCGCTGCACTCGCCTACGTTGACGAGAAGGCAAAGCGCCTGACGAGCCTAGACCAGCCGCAATCTACCGACGCGGCTGACGTTGCGTTGGACATTGCGGCAGGGTTTACGCCGTTGCAGTACCCGCAAGCAGCGAGAGACTTGGAGCGATCCCGGCGAACCGGCGATAAGCTGGGGCAACTATTGGCCGTTGCGGGAATGGTTCCAGTAGTTGGAGGCATCCCGAGAGCCGCGAAAGCCATTGATAAAGCCATTGAGGCGCGATATTTCAAGCGGTTAGACGAAGATTACGAAGGACTAAAGACCGAATACGCCACTCGTCCTGATAGTTTTGGCGGCCAAGTATTAAACACAGACGTTGCGCGGGAGTTGTCGCCCGAATACTTGGCAGACCGCACAAAGTCAGCAGACGTACATGAGCCATCAAGCTCGTTTATTAAAAAGCTGTACGCCGAGCGCCTTGCTCAACCGACCCCGCCAAACAAAGACCCGGTGGTGTTGTTTACCGCTGGCGGCACAGGCGCAGGCAAAAGCTCGGGTCTAACCCAGCTCCGCAAAACCACGCCGAGTTTGAATCGGGTTGAGCTGGAATACGACACCAACATGAACGGGTACGAATCTAGCAAAAAGAAAATTGACGAGGCACTTAAAACAGGACGCCAAGTGCAAATTGTGTTTACTTACCGCGACCCGGTGGAGGCATTGAGTCAAGGCGCACTTACCCGAGCAATGCGGCAGGAAGGCAAATTCGGAACAGGCCGCACCGTTCCGCTGTCAGAGCATCTAAACACCCATATCGGGGCGCGCAACACAATGGAACGCCTCGCAAAAGACTACGCCGACAATCCTAAATTCAACTTGACCGTGATTGATAACAGCCAAGGCGAAGGCAACGCTGTTGTGTCGTCATTGGACAATTTACCCAAGTTAAGCGAAAATAAGGTGCGTAATGAACTACGAAATGCCCTTGAAAAAGCTAGAAACGAAAAGCGCATATCCGAAAAAGTCTACCGAGGCTTTGCCGATTACTGATGCAACAAAATCGCATTGGGGAATTGCTAACAACATCGGGCAGGCATTTGCGGCGGCGCTGAATCAATCCGTATTGGAAAAAAAGATCAAGCGATAAGCGTATGAACGCAGGTGCTTTTAAAAAGGGTCAGAAAGGCGGGCCGGGTAGGCCCAAGGGTTTGCCCAATAAGTCCACGCAGGCCGCCAGAGAGGCCATTGCAGCGTTTGTGGACGGCAATGCAGACAGACTCCAAGGGTGGCTGGACGAGATCGCAGCAGAGAAGGGAGCGCAGGCCGCGTTTGACGCCTTCAGCACCCTGCTGGAGTACCACGTTCCCAAACTCGCCCGCCAAGAAATCACAGGGAAGGACGGTGGCGATCAAACTATGGTCATTCGCTGGGGGGAACCGAAGTAATGGCAAAGGGCGACCACCGTTATCGCCGCTCGTTGTGGGATCGGTTTCACGACAAAGTGATGCCAGAGCCAAACACAGGTTGTTGGCTATGGATTGGTGCAATTAAAGAACATGGATACGGCGTCATTGGGTTAGGACGCCGAGATGAAGGAACGGCTAAAGCTCACCGCGTTTCGTGGGAATTACATAGAGGCAAGTTACAGCCGAGTGATTGCGTATTGCATCATTGCGACCAACCGTTGTGCGTCAATCCCAATCACTTATTTTGCGGCACGTTGTCGGACAATATGAAAGATTGCGTTCGCAAGGGCAGGAACTTTGTGCCAAATAATCGTGGCACAAATGCGAAATGGGCGAAGTTAGACGCTCAAAAGGTTGCTGAAATATGCAGCCGTAAAGAGACCGGCGCAGAGTATGCCCGTCGGTTTAACGTTAGCCGAAGCGCCATTTATGAGATTTGGCGTGGTAAGAATTGGGCATGGACATAACGCTTCCATACAACCCGCGGCGGGCTTTCCTGCCATTTCACGACAGGAGCAAACGGTGGGCGTGTTTAGTCGCCCACCGGCGCAGGTGCGGGTAAAACCGTTGCTGCCGTAAATGACATGATCCGTGCTGCCATTACTTATCAGGGCAAACACGGCCTATTTGCTTACATCGCGCCTTACCGCTCACAAGCAAAGGCGGTCGCTTGGCAATACTTCAAGGAGTTTGCTCAACCGATCATTAGCGCAGTCAACGAGCAAGAACTTACTGTCACTTTTATAAACGGTAGCCAAATACGTCTTTACGGTGCCGATAACGCTGATGCTATGCGTGGCATGGGATTCAGCGGCGTGTACATGGACGAATATGGCGACTTCAAGCCTAGCGTGTTTGGCAACGTCATCCGCCCTGCCCTCTCGGACAAGCAAGGATGGGCTGTTTTCGGCGGCACACCGAAAGGCAAAAACCAGTTCTGGGAAATTTACGATACCGCCACTCGTCTCCCTAGCGAGTGGTTCCTGTTGCGCCTTCCCGCCTCAACCAGCGGGCTTCTCCCTGCGACAGAGCTAGCCGCAGCAAAGGCGCAGTTGGCCGAGGATCAGTACTTACAGGAGTACGAATGCTCATTTGAAGCGGCAATCCTCGGCGCTTTTTTCGGAAAAGAGATGCGAGAGGCGCAGGATCAAGGCCGTATTACCAACGTGCCATACGACTTGAATCTGCCGGTGTATACGGGTTGGGACTTGGGGTTCCGCGACGACACCGCCATTTGGTTCTATCAAGTCGCCCGTGGGGAAATCCGCGTCATAGACTTTTACGCCGTCTCGGGCGAGGACATCCACACTATTGCCGATGTGGTACGCAATAAGCCGTACCGCTATGCCAAGCACTACCTACCGCACGACGCTCGGGCCAAGAGCCTACAGACCGGGCGCAGTATCGTGGAGCAACTTGCCGCGCAACTAGACATCGCCAAACTTGCCGTTGTCCCTGACATCGGTGTGCAGTCGGGCATCCAAGCGGTACGCATGATGCTGCCGCGTGTCTGGTTTGACGCGACCAAGTGCAGCGATGGCATTGAGGCGCTACGCCAGTACCAACGTGAATACGATGAGGACAAGAAAGCCTACCGTCAGTCACCACGCCACGATTGGACATCACACCCTAGTGACGCATTTAGAATGGTTGCGGTATCATGGAGTGAAGTCGCTGACAAGCCCCCAGCGCCAGAGGTCAAGCCGCTGATGGTGGGGCCAGAGAACACAGTCACGCTGAACGATATGTGGCAGGTTCACGACCGCACAACGTCAAGGAGAGCAAGGATATGAGCATTGTCAGCCCGAATCGTTACCCCTACGAGACAGTCGCCGCCTCGCAGACCGCACAGGTACTCGGTGGCACAGGTGCCGTGGGTGACTACCTCCATCGCATTGTGGTGACGGTCACGACGACCGGCACTAGCACGTTAAGCGTTCTGGACGGCAGCACGACCGTCCTGACGATGGCTGCCAACACCCCGGTTGGTGTTTACAGCCTTGAGATTAACGCCGCCTCGGCTACCGGCCCGTGGGCGATCACGACCGGCGCAGGGCTTGCGGTTATGGCTGTTGGATTCTTCACGGCCTGATCATGGAAGGCGTACTGCAACCGGAACTGGAAAAGTATCTCCGTACTATCGCGCAGTACGACAACGAGTTTGCCAAATGGTCGGCTCGTACCAAGAAGATCGTCAAGCGTTACCGCGACGATAGCCGTGGGCAGGGTGGCAACGAGGCTGCTCGCTTCAACATCCTCTGGTCAAACGTCCAGACGTTAAAGCCTGCCGTCTACGCCAAGCTCCCCAAAGCCGACGTATCACGCCGGTTCGGTGACAACGACCCGGTAGGTCGCGTGGCAGGCTTGCTCCTTGAGCGAGCCATTGACTTTGAGATTGAGCATTACCCTGACTTTCGCTCCACCATGTCGTACAGCGTGGAGGATCGGTTCTTGGGTGGCCGTGGCACGGCATGGGTGCGGTACGAGCCGCACGTTGCCCCTATCGGCATTGAGGACGATGGCGTATCCATCACCTCCAACATTGAACAGGGTGAGGGTGCGCCGCCCAACCTAGAACAGATTGAGTACGAGTGCGCCCCAACCGATTACGTTCATTGGCGTGATTTCGGTCACTCACAGGCACGCACATGGGAAGAAGTCACCTGCGTATGGCGCTGGGTGTACATGAGCCGTGAGGCGCTGGCAGAGCGGTTTGGCGACGAGATGGCTCGCAAGATACCGCTAGACCAAGGCCCAGAGCCGCTGAACGCCTACAACGAAGCCAAGCGCACCTATAACCGTGCCAAGATTTGTGAACTGTGGGACAAGGAAACCGAGAGGGTGTACTGGTTCTGCAAGGGAATGCCGCAGATCATTGATGTGCGTGACGACCCGCTCGGCCTTGAGGGGTTCTTCCCCTGCCCGAAGCCGCTATACGCCACGACGACCAGCGACACGCTGGTGCCGGTGCCTGACTTTTTGCTGTACCAAGATCAGGCGATGGAGTTGGACATCCTGTCTGACCGCATTGATGGCTTGGTCAAGGCGCTGCGTGTGCGTGGCGTGTACGACGCCAGCCAACCTGCGCTGCAACGCCTAATGACGGAGGGCGACAACAATGCACTTATACCAGTTGATAAGTGGATGGCTTTCAGCGAGAAAGGCGGCCTTAAAGGCAGCATTGACCTTCTCCCGCTGGACACGCTTGCCAACGCCCTCCTCAACTGCTACCGAGCAAGAGAGGACATCAAGTCCCAAATCTACGAAATCACGGGTATCTCGGACATCATCCGTGGGACATCCTTCGCGTCGGAAACGGCGACAGCGCAACAAATCAAAGGGCAATACGCAGGATTAAGACTGCGTTCCATGCAGGAGGACGTAGCCCTGTACGCCTCTGAATTGATACGCCTCAAGGCACAGGTCATGTGCCGACACTTCCAGCCAGAGACGATCCTCGCCTACGCTGCTGCGGGGCAAATGTCGCCAGCGGATCAGCAGTTGATCCCGCAGGCGCTAGAACTGCTGAAAGACAAGCCGCTGCGGAACTTCCGCGTGGACATCGCTGCCGACAGCCTTGTGATGCTGGATGAGAACCAGATGAAGCAAGACCGTATGCAGTTCTTGCAGGCATTTGGTGGCTTCCTTGCACAAGCCCTGCCGGTTGGTCAGGCCAGCCCGCAGATGGTGCCGATGATGATGGAGTTGCTGCGCTTTGGTATGCAGGCGTTTAAGGCCGCAAGACCGATTGAAGGGCAGATTGACTCCACGTTGCAGCAGTTGCAGCAGGCCGCCGCCCAACAGCAACCGGATGGCGAGCAGCAAGGCAAGCAGGCCGAGTTGCAGCAGAAGGGCCAGATGGAAGCGTCCAAGATGCAGATGGAATCTGCGCTCACGCAAGCCAAGTTGCAGCATGAGATGCAGATGGAACAACTGCGTAACCAAGCCAAGATGGCGATGGAACAGCAGAAAATGGACTTTGAGGCACGCTTGAAGGCGGCAGAACTGCAACAGAAACAGGCTGCTGACCGTTACAAGGCTGACCTTGACGCCCAGACCAAGCTCATCATCGCGCAGATGGGCAAAACCATGCCAACCCCCTCATTTGAGCAATGAAACGCACCTACGTTTTTATAGACGGCGAGTTTGTAGAGCGTAAGAAGGACGCCAAGGGGCGCTATCACTACGTTATGCCCGACATCGTGCCGTACAAAAGCATGATTGACGGCAAGATGGTTACCTCGCGCTCGGAACACCGACGCCACCTCAAAACCAACAACTGCATTGAGGTCGGCAACGACGACCCGAGCAAGCACATTAGGCACGAAAAGCCGGTAGACACGCGCCTTGAGCGCATCAAGCACATCGTCAACACCCGAATGACCAACGAGCAAGCGGATCGCATACTGCGCGACCTGCGCCAACACGCGAATTTCACCAATCCCCACAGGAGAGGCTAACGTGGACGAGCAGATGGAACGAGATGAAGCCCCACAGGCTGACGTAACTGACCGCCGAGCGATTCTTGAGCAGAGTTTAGAAGCGGCAGAGCGTGGCGAACCCATTGAACCCGTTGCCCGTGACGGCAAGGGGCGTTTCGCTACGCCAAAGACCGAGGAACCTGCTGACGAACCGCAGGCAAATGAAGAACCGCCCGTCTGGAAGCGTCCCCCGGCGTCGTGGAAAAAGGATTTCCACGA